CTTCACGAATTAAAAAACCAACAGATAAACCTGCTCTTGAAAGGTCTTTCAATTCCTGGTAGTCATCTTCATCAACAGAAACGCTAATTCTTTTTAAATTCTTATTCATAATGAATGGCAAACTTATATTAATATACTAGCAAATAGGTATAATAACAACTATGAATGGAAATGTTTTAAGAAAAAGAAAAGAACCAAAAGAAAAAGAATATTATTAAGTATATAAATATTATTTATAAGAACTATATATTAATAATAACTATATATATATTATATATATACATATATGTATAAGGATAAGGAGAAGAATTTTTAGAGTTTCAACATATTAAGACACTATGTATTGCTTGACACAGACATTAGCATGCTATATATATAAATAATAGAAAGGTACTATGAATGGCAAAACCTAACAAGGTCAAAATGACAATGTATTTAGATCCAGAATTAATATTCTGGTTAGATCAAAACCGAGATGAAGAAACATCAAGGGCAGGTCTTATCAGAATCTTGATAAGAAAAGCTATGAATGTAAAATCCAGGAGAAAAGCTGCACCTCTTGTAAAACTGGAACTTGACCCATTTGCAACACCAACAATTACCGCAGATTTAATTCCTGATGATTTAAAAGAATATTCTGAACTTTTAATTGAATGGTGGAGTATAAGACATAAAAATAAAGGAACTTGTACTACAAGCGTTTCTAATCGTATCTTTAAGAAGTTAAGGTCATTTCCTACACAAGACAGGAAACAAGCTCTTGAGAACGCAATTACAGGTGGCTGGAAAGATTTATTTCCACTTAAGAAGTCTAAGTTTGAAGAAGAACCAAAAAACCACCCAAATCAAAAAATATTTAGGGCAAGTGATTCTGATATGCCACCGACCTTAAAAGAGCTAGGTTTGGACAAAGCTATGAATGGAGAAAAACAATGAACATAGAAGAATTAAAACTTGTTGTCACTTTTAAAAAGAGATTGCTTAATCTTGAAAAAGGTTATAAAGAATTGTCTGAATGGCACGATAAAAACAAAATGCAATTTATGGATAGTCATTTTTCTAATAAAAAAATTCATGAAAAATTTATAGAAAGTCAAAAAAAACAAACAGATTTTCAAGAACAAATTGTAAATTCATTGAATAATGCCATGGAAGCAATTATGGAAATAAATGAAAGATTACAAAGATTGGAAGAAAAATAATGGAAAAAGTATTTGATCGCATATCAGTAATAAAAACTCTCAAAGATGGTATCAAAAAGGGTTACTGGACTTTGGAAGATTTAGATAAACCATCTCCAGGTTGGAAAGAAGTTGTTAATACCTGTAATGGACACCCAATGTATGTTCGAGGTTATCAGGGTGTCAAGTTTCAAAATCTTGCTAGGGTTAAAGAACCCGAACCACCAAAGGAGAAAATAGAAATTATTGATCCAAAAGACTTACCAACAGAATACGACTTCTAATGACTTACAAAGAAATGCAAAAAATGTATAACGCTTATGCTCTTTGGAATACAAAGTTTGGTGGTGCTTACACAATATCTATCCCAAGATATAAAGGAACAAGTGCCAATATTTATTCACATCTCCAGACTTATGAAGTTTGGACACAACTTCCAAAAAATACATCAAAATGAAAACTATCGAACTACTAAAACCACTTCCCATCAAAAGAGATGAGAAAAGACATCAATACGTCAATATTGAAACAGGACAATGGATGTCTTATTCAACTACTGAAGTTTGTAATGAACTAACAGAAGAAGCCAAAGAAAATATCGAAAAGTATAGATTCATGTGGCAACCCAGGGGGGAGAAAGTACATGAATGTTTAGCTGAAAAGATGTTAGGTAGTGGAGAGATTGATGTTGATGAATATGGTGCATGGGTTGAACCACTATTACAACATGAACTGTTTACACATTTTCAACCAATGGCAGTTGAACACATGATGTCGATACCTGATAAATTAGTTGGTGGTCAACTTGATCTTCTTGGATATGACACTAAGACCAAACAGATTCGATTGATTGATTTAAAGACTAAAGGTAAATACAGTTATTTTTTAAAAAAAAGAAAAAAAGATGGATTACTGCATATCGAAGATTTAGATATGTATTGGCAAGAACCTTATTCAACTGATAAACAACTTGGTTGTTATGTTGAAATGTTGAAGCTAAATTATGACTTAGTTCCAGATGTATGTAATACGATCTGGGCATTTGAAGGTAGGTGTATTTTAAATAATGACCAACCAACAGAAAGATGTCTTACTGCATGGCAGGAAGCATGGGAAAAGTTTGAAGCTAAACAGGAGTTGTTTTAATGACAACACACATAGAAGATAGAAAAAAATCTATTCTGCAACGCATAGCAGATTTAATATTTTTATTAAATCAATTAGAAAAAGAAAATCCAATATTTCACGAAGTTCACAACAAAGAAACATATTTTGAATATAGATTAGCTCAATATCAACAAGTCAAAGAAGAAGAATGAGATACATACTTGATGTCTCAGGGCATGACCTAAAACTTATCAGGGCTTCTATTGTTAACTTTCAAAGATCATTGGAAATGTCAGATCAGGCAGAATTTGATAATATAATTGATGATCTTGATGATGTTTTTTTTAAAATATCAAGAATGAAAAAAGAACAACTTAAAAATAAAGTTATGAGAAAATGGGGTAAGAAAAAATGATGTCTTATTTAAAAGAACTACAAGGAAGAAAAAAATATTTAGTTAAAAAATTATGGGAAGAGATAGCGATAGCAGAACATGAGTGGTTTCAAAATCTTATTACGGATAAAGAATATGTTGTTAGGTATGAAGATTTAAAAAGAAGGATTAAAATGTTAGAAAGTTGAATATGTATTGACAACTCTCTAAAGCGTCTATACACTCTAGAGAAGATATGTCTCTTATTTATTCAATGACTTCTACTACTTATCCAATGCGTCAAAAGAAACCACAGCAAATAGGCAATTACTTATTAGCAACGAAAACGCCTAAACAGTTAAAAGCAGAAATGGACGAAAACCAACACGCATTATCTGACATGATGTTAGAAGATCCCAGTTGGGAATATTTTGTTTGGAATGGAACCTTTCTAACAGCACCAATGATGGCATTAAGAGGTGCTGAAGAACATGGTCTTTATGAAAATAAATCCATTCCTATAGCTAATATTGTTAACTCAGTAAATAACAATTTAACTTCTCTTGGTAAAAAAACTATTACTGATAATTCAGTTTTATCAAACTTAAAAAAAGCAGCTAAATATCTGCATACTGCCTACAACCTGGTTTTAAGACCTGATAATTCAACTATGACAGTAACAATGTTGAGTGCTGCTGCAACTAATCAAGAAATTGAAAAATGGTACAACCAAATGGAATCAAGGTTGGAAAAAATTATTGATCTTGCACAACACGCAAAGAATAGTGATTTTGAACAATTACCATCATTACCTGTAGCAAAACAAAAGTTTTTAAAACTAAATGAAGCATTTAAACCAGTAACAGGTGCTAGTGATGAGTAGTGCAATAATTCCTGAGATTGTTGGTCAAACGGAGATTCTTGAAGAGTCTCCAATGACACCAAAAGAACTTCAAAGAAAAGTTGAACTCGAAACTATTTATAAATCTGCTGATCTTTCAAAAGATGAGCAAAGATTAATTCAAGGAAGAGCTTTGATACAGATTTGTAGAGAAAAACTTTATAGGGGTAATGAGGGGGGTAGGAGTTGGGAAGATTATTTAAAACAAGATTCAAAAAATCTTACTTCTAACTGTGAAATATTAAAACCTTTAACAGCCCAGAGATTAAGAGCATTTTATATGCTTAGATCTGAAATATTTCCAAAAAGTTTAACGTTAAACTTTTTACCATCTGTTTCTCATGCACAATCGTTATTAGGATACCTTCCTTTACCAAGTAAAAATCCAAAGAATTATAACGATGAAGATTATGTAAAAATAAAAAAAGCAATCAACATTTGGAAAGCTGCTTGCTCAGAAGCTGGTGCAAATAAAATGCCTTCTTTTACTACTGTGAATGATCTTGCTTACAAACAAAGAGCCTTAGATGAAAAAACAAGACCAAGAATAAATACTACACAAGAACTTGTTGAAACACCGAAGCAAGTTTATGATCCTTCAACAGAATCAACCAACAAGTATGTTGCAGCCAGTTATGAAGATGATAGTCCACCTATAAAAATATGGGAACAAAAAGAAGATTCAAAAGAAATAAAGCCAATATCTGAATGTAAAAAATTACATGATGTTTTATATGAAGCAGAGAAAAGTTTACAAGACTTGCATGGTGTTCTTTATCATCAGATAAATAAATATGGAAGTGCTTATTTAGATCAGATGAAACAGTTTGATGCAGGACTATATTCTGTATCAAATATTGATGAAAAAATAGATGAGTTACATGAACAAACAGCTTATCTTGTTGACCTTCTGCAAAAAGAAGTAGAACCTAATGATCTTGTAAATGAGTAACCCACAAAAGCGTAAAGGAGATAAAGCTGAAAGAGAAGCAGCAGAACTTTTAACAGAAGTTACTGGTTTTGAATGTCAAAGAAATCTATCAGCAGGGATTCCAGGAGATGTTGGAGATATTTATGGCATACCAAATTGCGTAGTGCAGGTGGCAGACTATAAAGACAAATCCAGGGCTTGCCTTGTCAAGCCTAGAGAAGTCGAAACACAAAGAGAAAATGCAGGTGTGGACTTTGTTGCAAGCATGGTTAGGTTCAGAGGAGGACAATGGCGAATCGTGTTGACCCCAGAACAATTTAATACATTATTACAAGCTGCCTTGCAGTAAACATGATATTCATGTAATATAAATATTAAGTAAACAATTACTAATGACCACTAAACAGCCTTCGACATTGATCGAAGCACTTAATGCTTTTCAAAAAGAGCATCATGCTGCTGGAAAGGATGGAACTAATCCTTTTTTCAAAAGCAAGTACACTACATTGGGTCAAGCATTGTTAGCTATTCAACCAGCTACAGAATTTGGTCTTTGTCATACACAATTGAATGATTATGTGATCACTCCAGAAGGAGAAGTTATCACAATAGTCATCACAAAATTGATGCACGTTTCTGGAGATGAACCTTTAGTCAGTAAGTTTCCTGTTCCAAAAATTCCTGCAAATGTAAAAAATGTTCATCAAGCAGCAGGGGAGGCTCAAACCTATGCCCGTAGATATGGATTACTTTCTGTCTATGGATTAGCTAACGATGATGATGATGGTAATTCACTTACCAAAACTCCACCACCAAAAACAGGTGTAGCGAAAACTCCTACTAAACCTAATCAAAAGCTAGAGCCTACTTCTGTTTTAGAGAAACTTCCTGATCCTATCAGCAAAGAAGCAAAGAAAACTATTCTTGATAAACTCACACAATTACAGCAATCACAACCTGAGAAGTTGAAAGGAGTTGTTGAATCTTTCAGAAAGAAGTTCAGTATCAAAGATACAAAAATTGTTAAACATATTACTACTGCTGAACACGGAGAGTTTCTTGCTCTTGAAATATCCAAGATAGATGAGAGCTTATGACACCAGATGAAACTTCTACTAATGCGAGAGAAGAAATTTTAAAAGAGCTTCTTCTCCGCAAACAGCAACGTAAAAAAGATTGGAACAAAAACATCTTTAGCGTCAGGACTAATGACGAACTTGCTGTTAAAATTAAAGATCATTGTAAAAAAAACAAAGTTTCCTTTAATTTATTTTTCAACACTCTATTAACCAAATTTTTTAATTAATTATGGCTGACTTTAATCCAGCACTACCACTTCCTATCAAGTGGAATATAAGCGATGATCGTTTTAACGAAGGACAACAAGTTTTGAATTTAACAATTCCTGTTGACTCTGTTACTCATTTAATAGATCATTTACAAAACCTTGTAAATACAAAAGCTAAAGAAGGCGAAGTTTATGATTTTGCAAAAAAACAAAAAGTTAAAACTCAATGTGTTCAAATCTTCTCTAAAGCGATGGAAGGACAGTACGGAGTATTTGGCAACATTAATCCACAAAAGATAGAAAACGCACCTATCACAGACGAATTACCTTTCTAATTACGAGGCATTTGGTTTTGTAAGATTTGTCAATGTAAGTCCTCACTTTTTTTTATTATGGAAAAACCTTTAAATTATCTTGTAAGAGATCCTCTATTGAATACACATTTTAGAATTATCAATGGCGTAAGATATTGGCTTACACCTCCTCCTAAAACATATAAAAAATGACACCAGTTAAAAAATCTATAGCTAAGTTACGCAAACTTAAAGAAATAAGACGTAAAAACTTAGAAAAAAATTTTATAGATATTCAAATGAAAGGACAGGATCATTATGTATTTATAAAAGATAATGGCAAAGCACAAGTAATTTATGATGAAGGTCGTTGGGTTACAGAACATATAAGAACTGCCGTTCTTAAATTTAATTATGAAATTGATAAAATTGATAAATTATTGATTAAAGATTTTACTGATGAAGAGATTAGGGAATATGAAAGAACTTCTTTATAGGATTTCTTGGTTTTTCTTTTCTTAGTTCTTTTACAACAAGATTAGCTTCCAGTTCTATCAATCTACCTAACATAGAAGCAAGAAACATATCCTGTTCTAACTTATGCCTAACAAGATGAGTGCAATACCTTTTAATATCAATTACGTTATCACTTGCCATAATCTCTCTACAACGCATTTCAACATCTAACTTCATCTCTAAAGGTGCTGGCTCAACGTCAATATTTAGAAATTTTTTTATATCCATGTTAAGGAAAGAGTTGTTTTTCTAAAACCTCTACTGCTTTGTCATCTAAAGTATTTGTTGTTTGTTTTGCGATTGATTTCAATAAATCTACTATTAACCTTTTAACAGCAGTTGTAGTTAAAAAAGTTAATAAGATTGGTTTTAGAATCTTATACATAAAAAAAGTATGTGTTACATTCCAAACATAACAAAGATTAGTCGTTTTGACCTTCTAAACGACTTACGGCTCTTTCTAATCTATTTATTCGGCTAAATAATTCGACAATATCTCTATCTCGTCTATTACTGACGTTAGATAATACCATGACAAAAGCACTAGCTCCGACTCCTATTAATGCTGCATATATCTCAGGCATAGATTTAAGCTATAGTTATGTTTAGTATGACTAAAATTTTTTGTTATGGCTGAAGAAAAAAAGAAAAATCCTTTTCAAAAACTAAAAGAAGGTTTAGATGACAAAGAAGAACAGTTAGCAGTAATAAGTTTATTTGTGCGTTTAGGTGTTGTTGTCTGGAGTGGTTTTATAGTTACTCTAAATTACATTTCAATTCCAGGGTACAGTTCAGAACCAAAAGACATTACATTTCCTGCTTCGCTTCTAACTGGTGCATTGGCAACATTTGGTCTAGAAGGTTCAAAGAAAAGTAGTAAGAAAGACGATAAAGTTGCAGAAAATCAAGGTATGGTTCAGACTATAAGGGTAATAACACCTGTAAAAATCGAAGGTGCTGAAGTAATCGAACCCAAACCTAAAAAATGAAAAAGCTACTTCCATTATTATTGCTTGTTGCAACACCTGTTTATGCTGATATAAAACAGGAGTTTGTAACTTCTGCTCAGATTACAGTTAGTATGCCATATAGCGTTACAAATAAATTAGGTACTACATATTCGTTGTCTGGAAATAATATCACTCCCTCTGTTACTTCTGGAGGCTCTACAACATCAGGAGCAATAGGGGGACTCAATGTTGGTTCAATAACAGCAGGAGTTCCAGCTATGATTCAAACCGATAAAGCTGTTACAACAGCAGGATCTTCTTTTTCTCTTACTGAAGCTGTAACTATGGGAGATGTCACACCATCTGCTATAACTCCTTCTAGTGGAATTGCTGCAATACCTCATCTATCAGGAGAGACAACTGTGGGGTCAGGTGGTACTGCTGGAAACTTAGCCATGACATCTCTTAGTTCTGGAGTTCATAGCTGCACGGCTGGAGGATCTGGTACAAGTTGCATAGGTTCAACAACAGTTCGTATTACGATTGACTAGACTTTTCTGGTTAATTTTATTAGCATTACCTGTAAGGACATTAGCGGTTCCTGTCGTGCCACAATTTCGTAGTGGTAGTTCGACAACATCGAGCACCTCTGAATCAGTAATAAATGAAACTATCACAAGTCATCAATATCGAACTGGATATAGCTATTCAAGTTCTGGACATAATATCGAAAGTGCCGATCTTAACGGATATATCAATCCAACCGCTACAACTCTTACAGAACAAACAGTTGGAGGGGTAAGTTTTAGTTGGACTTCGCCAAACTTAGAAGCTGTACCAAGATGGAAAATAACATCCCCTGGTTCAGCCTTTTCTCTTCAAGAAACACTAATCACACCAGGATTAGACACAGTAACCACCATAACAAGAACAATAAATACAACAACCACAACAGAAACTACAACTACATTTGGGCAATAGTTTTATTTCTCTGTCCTGTCAAAACCCTTGCAAACACTACAGTAGCATCGCCAAATAGTACAGCACAAGGTGTAGTGAACAATAATGCAACCATGATAACTCCTTCTTCATTACCACAAAATAGATATTCACAGGGAATTACCTGTACTTCTCCAAGTATGACAATCACTCCCTATCTAACAGATTCTTGGTCATTTAATCGACCCGTAGAAAAATTTGTATATCAGGATATTTATGACGAAAATACAGGAGCAGTTAAATATACAACCAAAACTCCAAGATTTGAAAAGGATAACTTTAATCTAAATTATGGTATTTCTATGCAGTTCAATATACCTTTGGGTCGTGGTGGAGAGTTATGCCATAAGGCAGCAGAGATAAATATGGAAGCTCAGAAGTTATTAATTAAGAAAACTAAAATGGAGATTAGTTTATATCGTCTGGAGATGTGTGCAAAACAAGCAAAGTTAGGTGTAACCTTCAAGCCTAATACTCCTAGTGCTGTTACCTGTGAAGATATTGTTGTTAATATTCCACCAAATCAAGTTATCCCACATACTCACAAATTAAAGTAGGCATTGACAGTCTAATCCCGTAAGATTTCGAGGTATACCTAAAATAAGCAACTGACGCTCTTACAGAAAGTCGTAACCTAACTCAAAAGAATAAGCATCTTGATTTAACAAGAGGATATGTAAGGTCTGGTTGCTTATATATCATATTAACATAAAAAAGGCAGTAGACAAGCACGGGTATTAACTTGCCTACCTAGACACCCTATCCTTCGCCATTTTGAATAAGGTTTTTTTATTCTACCTTATCTTTCTTCTTTGTCAGCTTTTTGACTACTTGTTTAACTAATGGTTTGACTGCGTTAAGAAGTAGTGGACTACTGGCAGCGACCAAGCCAATAACAGCAGTAGATACAATAGTAGAAACTTCTGGAATGTACTGATCTTTAAACGGGACGTTTTCATAGAGGGTTATACACTCAACCCCATCTTCCCCTCTTTTATGTCCGATGACACGTTCCAAACGCTTTTCGTTACGAAAATCTCCTACCCTTTGCTGACTTTTACCAGGACAGGGCGGTAAAACTGGTGGTTTTTCTTCTGGTATTTTTGGTATTTCAGCTTGTTCAGTCTCAGGCATCTCAGGAGTAGGACTGTTCATCGGAACTTCCTCAGTTATTACTAAGTTCTCAGGAGAATAATCAAGCGGTATAAAACTAGGAAACGGGAAATCACAGGTAGTAAACACTCCATTAGGATCTTCTAATAACAAATTACGATTACCAGTATTTTTTATATCTCGATGTTGATAAGTACAACCAGGAGCATCAATCTCAGGTGGTTTCGCTACGTTTATATAGTGTGGATTGTAAGGTTCTGGTACGTCTGGAATATAAATTTCTGGAATACTTATATCAGGTATTTCACTCATATTTTGGTAAATAAACTTCTACAAATGAATTACATTTAGGACAAGATAAATTAGTTACCATTGAATATTCTTCTGCTAATGTTGGATTAAAGTCCTCATCAATACTATGATCTCCACCCCAGATCAATTCAGTTTTACAATGCCAACATTTCATTCTGGATATGTACCTTTTTCTTTTCTAATATCAATTAATTCTTGAAAATTCTTGTTTTTCGATCCACCATCATAAGCCCA